AGTGTCACCTTCCTTGATAACCTGTGTACCAGACTCTGCCTTAGCAGGTGTCACTTGATCACCAGTATTGATTGTCACACCACTACCACCAATCACACCAAGATCTTTTAGCTGTTGAGCTGCTTCAGGGTTATTCAAGTACCATTGAGCAGTGCGAATCTCAGCAGGAAGCTCTTGCTTGGCAAACGCCATCTTAGCCGCATCTTTAATATCAAGCATACCAGATTCAACCGCACCAGCTAGGTCTTCACGACCCATCTCATTTAGCTTCTTAATTGTAGCATTCTGAGCCTTAGCAAACTGTGCCTTCTCTTGTTGAGCTAGTTTTGCCTCACGCATACGCTCCATACCAGCCATACCCATACGCTGTAGTGCAGGGTCTTGGCTCATGGCAAGCATCGCATTACCAATAGCACCGATACCTTGTTTGCTTGTCAATCGATCGAAGAATGATGGGCCTGAATCAGGCTGAGGTACTGGCTGTGGCTCAGGCTTGTTAGCACCAAAATCCACTAAGCCTCTAGGCTTCTGTGGTGCAGGAGGCATCATGCCACCCATGCCGTTAGGGTTGCGACCCTGTGGTGATGGCTGGCGCTGTGGTTGTGTTGGCATATTAGGCATAGATACTGGGATGCCAGATGAAGCAGGAATAGCAGGATTGATTACTTGGAACTGATCCTGTAACTCTGCCTCTTTGGCTTCTTGCAATGTCTTAAACGGTCTACCGTTGTAGTAGTACATACCGTTTATTGTTGAGATTGGCATATCTATCTCCTATTAGATGAATGGGTAGACGCTTGCACCCAAGCCTAAGTAATCAAATAAACCACGTTGCTGGCTAGTTGTGCTAGTGCCAACCGTTGGCGTAGCACCTAGGGCCGATGTAGCCGCAGACAATGCAGTGTATGGTGATTGCTGGTAGCCAGCGTACTGAGCCGCAGCCTTATCCATAACCATCTGCTGTAGGGCTTGCTGTAGTGCGCCCTGTTGAGCTAGGTTCTGGTTAAGAGTCTGACCCATGCCGAAGCCAAGGTTAGACAAGTTACCCATCTGACTAGCCGCACCTAGACGTTGCTGAGAGCCTGCTAGGCCAGCATTCTGGTTAGCAAACTGTGCTGATAGCATTGCCTGTTGGTTAGCCAGTGTAGCCGCATTCTGAGCGCCAGCATTAAACTGGTTGGCGGTATTAGCAGCACCAGCACCGAACTGACCTGCCGCATTGATAGCCGCTTGGTTCTGACCTGCCGCAGTATTCATAGCGCCAGCAGTAAACTGTTTAGCTTGGTTAGCCGCAGCCGCATTAGCTAGTGCCGCAGTGTTAGCCGCACCTGCTCCAAACTGACCAGCTTGGTTAAGTGCGTTTACGTTAGTTTGACCGGCAGTCATACGATTCTGAATGTCTGCTAGAGCCATCTGCTGTGCATTTTGGTATCCAGTTTGACGTAGACCTGCTATCTGGTTGTTTAGCTGATTCTGAATATCACCAGCCATCTGACCTTCTGCGATTGCCTGACGTGAACCACCAAATGCTTTAGCCGCTGTAGCTTGAGCACCAAGTTGGTTAGATGCCATCTGTTGACCGCGTAATGCATCAGACTGTAAGCCACCGATCACTGCTGACTCGTATGGGTTCATGTATGCGCTTAGGTTTGTGTTGGCTAGTTGACCAGCAGTCATTGTTGCTGGACGGTAGCCTTGTGAACCTGCCGCTGTAGCACTGTATCCAGTCGATGACATAGTGGCAGGTTTGTAACCCTGACCTGTGTAACCGGATGCGCTTGCTACTGGAGCTTGAACCTGTTGTGGACGGTAGCCCATCTCAGCTTCAGTGCCAGCCATAGCCTTCTGCAAACCTTCAGCAGATGCTGTGTTTACGTTGAAGCCAGACGTAGGCGCTGTAGCCGCAGTAGATGCCGCATTGTATGCATTGAGTGCCGATGAAGGATTACCACCAGTGTTTGTCAGATTAAGCGAACCATTTGCTATTTTATCGAGAGTAGCCTGTGGTATCTGTGGAACACTAGTAGCAGAACTCAATGTAGCTGGTGCAGATGACACTGCGCTAGATGGATTGCTCGGAATCCATTGACCATTGGTAGGCGACCCCTGAGACACATCTATGGTCCAGTTGCCTTCCTGACCACGAGGAGGAGGTGTAGTGCCGCCATTGTATGCAGATGCAATCGGTCCAGAAGTTGTACTAGGCATAATACTAGGCCCAAAAGTAGGCTGTGGTATTGGCTGAACAGCAGTTGGATCATTTGGGTTAAAACCTGCAGGAGGAGTTCTACCGCCAGTCATGGCGACCGGAGGCTCCATCGTCGGCATAGCATTTGTAGCCTGAGACGGTGCAACCCACCCCTTACTTTCATCCCATACCATACCGCTAGGCACACCAGCTTTAGTACCAGTACCGCCAAATGAAGGCTGACCTGTCACTGGGTTGATGTCGGCAGATTGAATGTTGCCGCTGATATTCGTAGCCGCGCCTGAAGATGCACCCATGATTATTCTCCTACCTCTACAAGCTCGATGTGCTTGCCTGTTAATTTCTTAGCCATGCCGATAGCGAATACTGCTGGGTACATCATAACCTCTGCTACAGATGATTTGACTGTAGATTTGCCGCCTTTGATATGTTTCTCATAGAACGCATCAAAACACTTAGCCCAGAAGTTACCCTTCTTAGTGATAAGTTTGTCAGCAATGATCTTGCCCCATACATCGTAGCCATCACGCCACCACTGTGGTTGATCGTAGTGCCACTTGTGCATACGGTAGACTTTGATGTGTGAAGTCCAATCACCGTTCTTACGCATAGCAGTACAACAGTATGTGCCGCCAGACGAAGAACCACCTGAACCGCCTGATGAGCTGTTACCGTCAAAGTCTGAGTTAGAGAAGGCTTCAAAGTCGTTACCCATGTCAGCACCTGTGCCAGACACACCAGTGTAGCCACCGTAATCAGACCAGCCGTAGCCAGCATCAGATGAGTACGAGTTACCAATACCTGATGAGCCTGAACCAGTGTCGCTAGTACCAGAGTAAATAGTAGAGCCACCAGATTCAGTCGGGGTAGAGTATCCGCTTAGGTTTACTACGTTTAGGTTGCCGTTCTCGTCAGATACTACGATAGAGTTAGGATCTTCAGCATACTGATCTGCGTAAACCATATCTGTCTGCTGACCCATGTGTTCCATCTGATTGTCTAGGTACATACCAGCAAGCATTGTAGATACTGGGCTTACCGCTTGTAGGAGTGGGTGAGCAGAGTTAATGCTTAGTGCGATGTCCTGACCTAGCAAGCTCAATGCGTCATTCTGTGTAACGTACTCAGTACCGAAGTTGTTACCTGAAGGCAATGTGCTACCACCAGATGATGATACAGGGATAGAGATCTGAGCATTAGGGTCAATAGCTACAACACCACCAGACTGGAAGTCGACAGGAAGATCACCAGTCAATGGGTCTACGAACATGGCTTGTTGTGCTTGGAACTGTGCAGGACGACGCTCTGCTAGTTGTGCTAGTGAGTTGTCGAACAAGTTGCCACTTGAGTAGCCAGTGAAGCCGTTAGCATCAGTAGTAGCTTGTGGCATGCCAGCCATAGCATCTGTAGGAGCCGCTAAACCAAACGCACTTGCCGCATTAGCAGTGTTCTGCATAGCTGACTGCTGCATTGGTGAGAATGCCGCCACATCAAGGCCGTAGTTTGGAACGTATCCTAGTTTAGCTACATACTGTGAACGCGCAAGGTTTTGCTTTGCCGCATCCTCTAACCATGAAGGTAGAGTTTGTGTTGTTGTTGAGCCGCCACCGCTACTCATAGTCCGATCCTCTTAATCATACTGGTATGGGCATACTCCCAACCGTCATTCTTGAGAGCCTTTTCCCAGCCTTTACGGCCTGTGAGTGTGAAGGCTTCACAACCTATAGATACTGCCCATTGTACTGCTTTTTGTTCTAAAGCGCGAATATGGGATAGTTTACCACCCGCTAAGAATATGTGCAGTACACGCTTCTTAGGATAGTCGACAACTTCAGTGATAACACAGCATTCTTCATTGGACCAGAACTGGAATTTACCTTCGATCAGTCCATCAACGATGTGTATGAAATCATGTGTATCACCAGAGTGCTTGAGAGCCTCCTCAATCCATTTTCTGCATCGGATAAGCTCATCATGCATTACTGATGAATCCTCGCCACAGAGAGCGTTACAGAGGGTGTAGCGGGGCAGAATGTCTCAGCCGCATGAGCCTCAAGTGTAACCGCTGTATCTGATGTCGCCCACTTGGCTTCTAGGTAATCACCTGCCGACACAGTGAATAGCGCTGTACGACTCATTACGATAGTCGCACCGTTGTCTAAGATAGATACCTTGATCGTGGAGCCAGCCACATCAGTGCCATTGATCGCAGGCCAAAACCATAAATCTTTTAGTGAGGAGTTGGTTGATGTAATCTGCACCGAGAATGCCAATGAGTACAACCCACCGTCATTAAAGTGAATCTCTGTATTGTTCTCTAGTGTCACGCCATCAGCATTAGAAATGCCGTCCCACTCAATCTCGTAGGCCGTATTGATGGCAGCAGCAGTGATGTTTGTATTGCTGTACGCCATACCAGAGCCATCTTGGATGACCAAAGGGCGATATACACCATCGATAGAAATGACTGGCTCACTGTATTCTGGGTCCCATAACAAAATACCGTCATCACTAGCATTCTCATCACCACGCTTAAAACGTAGTCGATCTCTTGCTTGTGCTAGGTATGGTACAAGTCGGTTAGCCCAAGATAGCCAGTCGTTACCAAACGGACGAGGAGGTAGATCTATCATCGTCTACCACCTGCTTTGGCCTCTAGTCTGTTAATGCCAAGTCGCCAATCAGCTAACTCAGCACCTTCAATCCTTATGCGTATCTGACGACCCGTAAAGCGCATAGAGGTAGGGTTGGACATATCGTATGGCCCGTACTCACGCTCAGTGTCGTTAGGGTAGAAGCGCGTCTTAAACAATGCTTGCACGTTACCCTGTGTGCGCTCGTCTGGGATCATCTCAGTCACGGACATGACGTTATCGCCATTACCTAGTGAGATAGGTGCAGATTCAGCAAACGGTGTTAGTGAGCCGTAGTTGAAGCCAACCTCGTGCTCGTATGGTAGGTAGTCGTCAGCGCCAAACATTGTCGGATTCTTGAACGGACCAGCATCAAAGCCAGCAGTACGATCAAGTGATCCAATCATCCATGTGTTTTCCACATAGTTATACACAACGTAGCTATCGATCTCTGTAGACTGTGGGTAGAACCACCATATCTCACCAAACTGTGCATTAGACATGGCAAATGACTTGCTGATCTGTGAGCTGTTGATGTTCGAGTAAACGTAATCTGATACGTCACATGGTAGCTCTTGTACTGAGCCACCAGAGTAAGCGTAGAAGGACTTGTTGCCCATCCAGAACGCGCCAGCATCAGTTACTGCTACAGACTGTTTAGCCGCAATACCACATGATGTGCCTACACGCTCGAAGCCATAGACGTATGGAGCGCCAATGTATGTACCGATGTGGGCATCTACGTCAGTCAGGATAAGTGTCTGACCTTGTACGCGACGACCACACTGAATGTAGCCAGAGGTTTGTAGCTCTATGTCACCAGCTTCGTTGGTAGCGCTAGGAGCCCATGTCGTATTATCTTCACGATCACACCAAGCCACCTTGCGAGGGTTGCCACCTGCACCAAGTGCAAAGACAAAGCGCTCCGCCGTCACAACTACAGATCGGTTATCTACTGGAGCATTTGTGATAGCCGCAGCGTCACTAGCAGTGTTTAGTTGCCACTCGTACAACTTGCCGTCAGCATCAGAACACGCGATGAGGTATTCACCCCAGTTATCGAGTGCCCATGATGTAGCTGGTGTAGGGATAGTCGCATCAACACGCTCAATGCCATAGTAGCCAGTACCGAAGAACGAGCCACCAAAGCCTGTGTTTACGTCAGCATCGACAATACCTTCAGTCAAACCTGTAGGAGTGATGTCGTACTGAATACCACCGCCAATGTACACATACAACTTGTTATATGTACCAGCAGCAGTCCAGATGTCTTGTGAGTTATCCTTCCAGCCAAATGCGCCACGAACAGGAGCATTACACGCGGTAGATGAGCGAGTCCTCCACCCCTTTACAGGACGCATAGTATTATCAATCCAGCGTACTAGATTGGAGTCACGCCAACGGCCTGATGCCTGCATATCTGTACCGTTACGATACACACCAGCAGGTAAGTCTAATGGGATTAAGGACATCGATACACCTCAGATAAAAACTGCGCCATAGTGACGCAGTATATCATATCACCAAGGCAAACCAGAGATTAGAGGTGGGTTGGCTAGTTCATCTAGTTTAGCCTGAACAGCTGCTTCCACTTCTTCTTTGTTTAGCTTCTCAAACATCCAGCCTTGTACCAACTCTTCAGTTAGGTCAGCAAAAGCAATGATCTCTTCACCTTCTTCTTGGTTGAACGATACAGTGCCGTATGCACCAATACTGTGCTCACCTTCTTCGCCATCACAACGCCAGTGAACGATAGTGATGTAGTCGTCTTGTGCACGTTCCATGTTTGCCACGGACCAATTGAATGTTGCCATTATTCAGCACCTCCTAGTTCATTTGCCTGTTCAGCTAGAAATGCCGCATAAGCATCCTTAATCTCTTGTGTGTGTACAGCGGCTACTAGAGCTTGTACTTCAGCAGACTCGCCTGAGATGTCATCGTTAGGTGCAATCACTCTGCGTGAGTATTGTGGACTACCAAACTTCTCACCAGTTGCATCATCTTCTACCCAAGTGGCAGAGCGAATCTGGATCATCTTATGTGCAGAGACAATCTCTACTTTATCCGTTTCGTTTACTTTCTTAATTAATGCCATTGTGTTTTCCTTTTGGTCTGCCCAGCCTATCCAGACTGGGTTCGTTGGGGTTATGCTACTCTATAACAGCCTGATATAGAAATATCAGAAACAGCTGTATCTAAAGCTAGGAGAGATGCGTTATCTGTGCCAGTAGATACTTCATATATATAAGCGTATGTCTGACTAGGAACAACGGCAACATTAACTGTGTGTCCAGAAGAAACCGTTAGACCATCACGATATACAACACCAAGATTGGAGTAAGAGCCGTTGCTTGAAAATGGTAATCCTGCGATACGCATGCCGCCTGACCCAGTATGAGCTGACCATCCTAAGCGTATTTGCACAAATACTAAATCACCTACTTTTACATACGAACCATTTTGTATTGTGTATGTTCCAGAGCCAGTTGAGCTGATTGGGTCTATGTATGGAGTAAACGTACCACTTTCATAGTCATCTAAGTAATTAGCAGCCCCTGTACCGCCTAAGTAGACACCGCCTGATAGGTAGAGGTCTTTGAAGCGTGCACTAGATGTACCTAAGTTTATTGCAGCGTCTGAGTAGCTATTAGTGCCTACGTTGTAAGGCATCACTGAGCTAATGTTACCTGCAAAGTTCAAGCCAGCGTTACTAGTGCCAATGTAAGTGTAAATACCTGCATGGCTACCAATACTCCCCACGGTTGTACCGTCTTTGCGGAACTCTGCAATAGCGCCGTCAGAACCCATACGGTTAACGTAAAGTGCAGGAGTATTACTAGCCGCAACACCTAAGTCACCTGCACCTGCACGATAGCTTAAACCGTTACCCGAAGTGTTATCTGCTACGAATGTATCAGTAGTACCCACCAACAAGTTACCGCTGGAGTCTATACGCATACGTTCTGCACCAGCAACCTCAAAGCCCATTTTAGACATTGAGTTACCGTCACCCCATGCCATCACGCCGCCTAGCTCATTATTACTAGAGTCATCAAAGGCATAGCCTGTGCGCCAACCACCTTCACCGTTGGTATTTAGACCAATAGCAATGTGGTCGCCATGTAGCGTTGTTCTACGAGAGGAGTCTCCAAGTACAGATAGTTTACCTGTAGGTGAAGTAGTACCAATACCTACGTTACCGCTGGAGTCTATACGCATACGTTCTGTGCCGTTGTTATACCAACGATGTCCAGAATAAGCACCATAGACCATTGCACCATTTAAAGCAGATGATGTTGATCCTGTTGTTGGTGCTGAATCATAAGCACCCCATATAGCATTATAGCCGCCAATTGTTGTAGACGCTGGATCATCACCATCCAATTGCATAGAAATCATGCGAGGTGTACCAGTGTTTGATGCGAGACGTTCAACTACAAATGGAGCATAGTTCCAGTTGTTAGTTGACTGTACGGTTGTAGTATAAGCACCTGAACTACCTAACTGGTTATTACCCCGTAATGCCGATGTATTTGATGACACTGTTGGATATACATCCAAAACTACAGCAGGCGAGCTAGTACCAATACCCAAAGACTCAGCAGACGCATCCCAGAAGAACTTAGCCGTTGTGCCAGTGTCCTCGTAGAAGCTGATGTCTCCGTCTGCATCAATTCTTAAGGAATCATGTAATGTGCCGTTATTTGCAGTACGAATCCGAACTACACCATCATTACTACCCGCACCAGTACCTTCAACATCTCCAATAATTTGAGCAAAATTACTTGTAACATTGTTATCAAAATTTATACCCGCACCACCATCAGAGGTATTTTGTAAAGTTATCAAATACACTTCATCAGGTGCTGATTGTGTGCCTTTTAAAACAGTAACACCATCAACAGTCAGCCCATCCATCGTAGCTGTGCCAGTTACGTCAATGCCTGTGGAGGTTGTGGCTAGCTTCGGAGCGTTATCGTAGTGAAGAGTTACGGCACCATCTGCAACACAAGATACATAAGCCTCACCTCCATCCTTCTGAAGGTTTAGGTTTGTGCCTCTAATTACTAGATTACCTGTTCCTGCATCACGGATAAAACTATTACTACCATCATGGTAAATCTGCAAATCACTGCCAGCACCGAAGATGGCTTTGTCGTTGTCTCCGAAGTTGAGGTTGCCAGTCATAGTGCCACCAGCTTTAGGTAGTGCCGCATCAGCAGTAGCCTGAGCAGTGTCAGCATCAGCTTGAGCCGCTACGGTAGCATCGCTAACAGCTTTAAGATCAGTATCTAGGTCATCCCAGTTCTGATTGATCTTAGTACCCCAAGTATCTTCTGAAGCGCCAACTTCTGGGAGTGTAAACCCATAATTAGTGGTTGATGAGTCTGCCATAATTTAATCCTCAAATTCCATGATTTGTGTGGTAGCCGAGCATCCTTTCGGCAGATTTTCTAGCGCACACGGCTTCAAAGAAGCTGCGAAAGTCACCTAAATGAACACGCTTACCTAGCTTGCTTATACGAGCGCTCCAACACTCTTTTGCTGAGTGCCAGTTTACTCCGCTAACACCTGTCTTGTTGTTAATCTTAAGAGACTGGTTCAAACCATTTTGATGGTGCGTCACTTCTCTTAAATTACAAATTCTATTATCGGTAGTATTGTGGTTTATGTGGTCAATCTCACCATCTGGAAATCTACCATGAACGTAAAGCCAAGCAAGCCTATGGGCTTTATAGATTTTACCGTCTACATTTATCCTAGTGTACTCACATGACTTGTTAGTTCCAGCAACCTTACCAGCAAATACTGAATTAAACTGCTTAGACTTACGGTTAAGCCATACAAACTCACCAGTATTTACGTTATACGATAGCAGCTCTTTTAATCTATCTTGTGTGATCATGCTACCTCTGTCCAAGATTCGTTATCCTTCGTGATAACTGTCCAAGTGTCGCCAGAGGCAGACACATCATTCCAAGATTCATTGTCAGGCGACTGGCTAGTCCAGCTCTCGTCACCCTTGATAGACACAACCCAAACCTCATTATCCTTGATGGACGGTTCGTACTTGTAGTATCCAGTTGCGTTAGTTTCTGATGTTAATGTTACCACAGAATTAGTTAAACGTACCCTCTCATAAGAAGGTGACAAGCTCAAGGTTGACTCTATCGTACTAGATCCACTTGCTGTGATAAATGCAGTAGCATCAAATCCACTGTCTACACTGATGGAACTATCGCCAAACCTCACACGAACACAGCTCGCACTAACACCTGATGACATCGATGTTGATGCCTCACCATTGGTAATAAATACGCCAGTTGCTTGACCTGTCAGAGATCCGCTAGATGTAGCCTCTCCTTGGTAGATCTTCTCAGCACTAGACTGGTTAGATGATGACGCAGATACACTAGCTGATGCTTGGTATATGTGCTCACCTGACGCAGTGTTAGTGGACAATGCAGATGCATTACCAGATGCTTGCTGTATTAGCTCTGCGTTAGCTACCGTAGCTGATGACGTTTCTACAAGCGATATGGCATCCGTGATCGATCCATCAAGACCGAATACACGAACACCAAATGTGCCAGTACCAAAGCCAGTACGGTAAGTTGCCATTACGACCTCGCGAACTCACCAAAAAGCTCGCTCTCTGCATTCTGTCTTGCAGTCACGGCTTCTTGCATAGTTTTATGTCGTCCAAGCATCTTTCGCTTCCCATCTATGTTTATGTAAGCATACCACCTATCTCTGGCCTTGTCGTAGCTTACACCTTTGTATCCACTTGTACTGTCTGATCTTACGGCAGCATTCATCAAGTTCTGGCTGTGTGTAACATCTCGCAGGTTATCCCACTTGTTGTTAAGGCCGTCGCCATCAATATGATCAACATCACCTTCAGGCCAGTCACCTGTCTGCATTAACCAGATGATTCTGTGCACCTTGTACGAAATATTAAAAACAGAGACTTTTCTGTACTTTGTTTTGCTTTTTGGTGTGCTATCTAGCGTACCAACTTCAAAACCCTTTTTAATATTGCCGCTTTCAAACTTCCATGTAAGCAACCCATCTTTTGGGCTGTAATCAAACAATGCTTTTGCTATCTCATATGTAATCATAGTGCTTCCTCTTATGTGAAAGCACTACTATAACATCTGGATATTTAAGTATCAATCTAGTGTAATGCTAAGATCGCCAGAGGGCACTCGAAACACGTCGCCTGTGCTAATTGTCTTAGAGGCAGTTAGCGCAGCGTATGCCAATAGGTTGCCAGCAGTAGACGCATCATAGATACCTACGTGAGTTACAGTGCCGTAATCGGCTGTAGCTGTAGCGTACTCAATAGCGGCTGTAGTTGTGGCAGTATTACCTGTTACAGAGAATGAACCTGCTTGGCGTACATAGCCACCACCTGAAACCTCTGCACCTGAACCATCTTCATCTGGGTTAGCAGTGTGAAGTGATACATATACAGTCGATGGTGATGTGTATGCATTGCCACCAAATACGTGATCTAGTAGTTCAGTCTCTAGGAAGTTAGAAAAGCTCATTTGTAGCTCCTGATGTTAAGTTTAAGACCAGAGCCGCTAGTTGTAGCTTTCTGGCTGCTCATGTTGAGCGCATCGAGTTTAGATTTATACATTGCCGCATAAGAGTTAAGACGCTCATCATCCTTAAGGTAGATAGCAGTCTCGATCAGAGCAGCGTACAAATACAAATCCGGTGCTTCTGATAGCAACCAGTTAGATGTATTAGAGTCCGACAACGCCTCAATCTTCTTCAGATATAACATTTCGATGTCATACGTTGCGTCTGGTGTCGGATACATTTCGATCTCGCCAGCAATGTGTGCATAGTACAATGGCTTGCTTGCCACATCATCGCCTCTGAAGCGATAGTCTTGCATTGCATCACGAGATACTAGATTAAGAGTGTAAGGCACTGTGTCTTGTACAGATATGCGTACAGTCTCAATCCAGTCTGATGGTAGAGTTAGGAACTGATCATCGATCTCAGCAGTTGAACGCTGCTCCATACGCCAGTGGCGTACTTCTCGATTCAGTGTAGACTCTGCCATACTGATGAATGTTGGGATAACTGAAGTCAGATCATCACGGTTAAGGAAATCCGCAACGGCTGACTTTAGCTCTGCATAAGTTGTAATCGCCATTATCGGCTACCTTTCTTGGTTTTCTTCATTTTACCAGAAGATCGTTTCTTTGTGCTACAGGCCACGGTAATACCCTCTCTTACGTTGTTCTTCAGTTAGTTCAGCATCACCCATCATCTGCGGCTTAAGCGTCTCACCTACGAGTGGTAGTAGCATATCAAGTAATCCTGCTACTGTGCCAAAGTCACGACCATAGTCAGGCTTTGCATCCATTGCTGATTGACCGGCTGCCTGAACTGCCATAGGTAATGCTGAGTCCATAGCCATAGCGTCTTCAGAGTCACCCAATGCTAGAGCACCTAAGATACCAGCGCCAGCAGTAGGAGCTATACGAGAGCCTAGAATGTTTGGCCCTGTGTACTCTGGATCAAATGCGGCATTAACTGAGCGTACTGTGGATGGATCTTGAACAGCGATATTTCTACCACCTTTCTGTTCGTAGTCTAGTAGCCATCCTAGCCAGTCATCCTTAGTCTCTCTCGGCATCTTAAAGTTTGGACCGATATCAACCACATCTTCTATAATAAGACCTTTGCCACCTGCCTGCCCAGACAACCTAGCAAGCTCATCAGTAGTTTCAACGTCACCTTGGGAGAAGAACGGGTGGCTGTATGATGGATCATTCGAGAATACTCGATTGTACTCATCCTGATCCCAGCCCATCACGTTGCCATCTCTAGTGATTCTTGGTCCGTCAATGCTTGACCATGTACTACCCTTGGCATCCACCTTATCCATCAAACCAGTCTTTATCTTGACGGGGTATAGCATTCCATCTTCTGGCAAGTATGAGTTGGCGACTTCTGGCGAATCAGAAAACCATGTACCCGTACCACGAGTCTTCATATCAGCATGATCTAACGTATTTAGGTCGCGTATATCTGGTGATCCACCATGGTAATAAGTCTTTGGGTCAAATCCTTGCTCTGTTGCACGAGCCATACGGCTAGCTTCATCCATAGGGAGTTCGCCAGATACAATCCTTTTGGCTACAGACTCTGGATAACCCATGTCCATAACTTCTTTAACTGACTTACTTAACCAGTCTAGTAAACCCGCCATTACGCTATACCTTGTATGTTTCGTTTAATAGCGCCACCCTTCCAAGAGTTACGCTCTCTGTATCCAACAGCCAAATAACGGAATGAGTCCGCAGGATGGCTTGATTGAAATGATTTTAGCAGTTATTTGGAAACTAAGCACCACCGCCACAAGCGAACTCTTTGAAGTGTATTTTTGCCGCTTTGCAGTATGCCGCATGAGCCTCATCTTCTGTATCGAAGCACCCAAGATATATTGTTTTTTTATTAACTCTAATCCTAGCTTGGTATCTGTTACCTTTAAGTCTCACGCCCTTTACACCAAGCGAGTTGCTTTTATAGACACTAGCATTTGCACAGTTTTGAGAATGCGTCGCCTCTCTGAGATTACATAATCTATTGTCGTGTTTTATTCTGTTTATGTGATCAAGCAGGCCATCTGGAAATTTTCCATACATATACAACCACGCAATCCTGTGTGCCTGATAACTCTTGCCGTTTATCCAGATATTCCAATAACCTCTGCTGTTTTTATATCCAGCAACACTTCCAGACCTAGCACCGCCTCTTGTGACTATCCAGTGAAAAACACCTGTATCAGGATTATACGATAAAAGCTCTTTTAGCTCAGATTGTGTAAGCATAGTTATCACCTTTAACTAAGACACCGATTGAAGTAGTGCGGAGGCTTGTCGGTGCAACAAGTTTTCAGGAGCTACCCTATCCGCAATGCAATTATATCAAGCTATCCCTTTTAGTCCACGCTTAATCGCACCTGACTTCCAAGATCCACGTTCTCTGTAGCCAACGGCAAGATACCTGAACGAATCAGCAGGGTGTGAACTCCAGTCATGCTCTGGGCGACCTTTCCATGTCATGCGCTGGTCATCGTATTCTCTGTGGTATGCTCTGAGGGCTTCTACTAGATGGTCGCACTTCTCGGCATCGAACCAACATAACGGCAACATGGACCGTACAGCTTGAATGCCATCGTCTACTTGGAGTTGAGGTGCGATGGTGATTGGATTAATTCCTAGAGATTGTAACGTCTCGTAGCGTGATTTACCACTACCTAGCTC